TAGCAAGCAGCACCCATTACAACGGTGCTAATCAAGCCCAGAACATAACATGATAATATATTCAAATGATAAACAAAAAGAGCTTACAAGCGTTTTATGTAGGTTCTTTTTTTATCAGCGATATAGATACATATACAATTTATAGCTCCCAAAACGGGGGCTTACTTGGGTTTGCATAACTTAGTATAGCTTGCTTAGCATGATATAACAAAGTGCCTAAATTCGACAGAAACTTTATTTAAAAAGTTTTTTTTAATTTATTTTTCCGTTAGTTTATATAATCATAATTAGGTTTTACGAATACTCTGTAAATGCAATATTTGCATTGTTGCAATGCTATTTGCAATATTGGAAATAACTCCCACTATTTTTTTTACGCTTTTAAATTTTGACTCATGCAGAAAAAAAATTGTAGTTTACAACATGTTACAAAGTGCGATTCGTGTAAGTCGTTTAGATAAACCTTTTAAGTGTTATGCAACGGCAATGCAACGGCAATGCAACGGCATTGCAACGGCATTGCAACCGCAATGCAACGGCATTGCAACGGCAATGCTATTATATTATATTAGATTATATAAGATAAGATAAGAAAAACCAAGAACAGATTTAACCGAGTACGGCAAATCCTTTAAATATTTCAACTAAGCTAATAAACTAAAATTGTAATTTGTATTGTTTTATTGCTTAATTTTACAATGTAGAACTAAGGTAATTGATTTTTAAATGATTATAGGAATATAAAAATGAACGAAGTACCAACGACAACTGAAGCGCTTACCGTATTGGCACATGAAGTGAACGAAGTTAAGCAGCTACTGATAATTTCGCAAGCTGCCGCAGCTAATACAAAGGCAGTATTAACCACTGAAGAAGCTTCTCATTACATGGGTATCTCACTTAGTCATTTGTATCGGTTAACAAGTACGGCACAGATACCGTTTTCAAAACCGAGTGGAAAGCTAATGTATTTCAACCGCGAAAAATTGGATGCATGGCTACTTAATAATACAACCAACACCAATAACGATATTGAGATTGCAGCCAGCACATACTGTTTGAATAAAAAAAGAGGGATTGTATGAATACCGATAGTTATGATTTGGCCAGCGAAATAGAATGTATTGTTTCAATGGAGCAGCAATTAAAAGCCCCCCAACGTGGAATTGAGGGGGGTATCGATAAGATTAAAAAGCAACAAATTAGTAAACGTATTGATAATCAAAATGTTGCAAATAACATAAATGATATTTTCAATAGTATCATACCAAGATTAAAAATGAACGATTGGCTGCAGCAAGAATTCGATTACTGTGAAAATTTAAAAGTACAACTCGCCAATATATCTGATACTATTTCCACGGACTACAGAAAAACCAAAAGCAAATTGGAACGGAACTATATTACTAAAGAAAAACTATATGCACAGCATATTACAAGTGTGGTTGCAAGAACCTTTAAGAACAGTGGAAATGAAATAGCTATGCTAGATGACATGACCAGAATTTATAATGGTGCCTATTGGATTGGTTGTAAAAAAGGTGATACAAAGAGTTTATTAAAAAAAGCAGCGTTCGCACTAGGTTATAATAATAGCAGTATTATCGACGCTGATATGGCAAACAGATTATATATGACCTTTATGGAAAATTGCGAAAAAAAATATCAGGCACATAGCAAAACAAAAATTTTAATAAACTTACAAAACGGCACTTTGGAAATTGACACAGCAACGGGTAAGCAACACCTAAGAGCACCAGATGCAGATGACCTGATCACATACCAATTAGCATACGAATATGATACAGCAGCAACCAGCCCATTATTCTATACCTTTTTGAGTACTTCGTTACCAGATTCAGAAAGCCAGGATATACTCTCCGAATATATTGCTTATACGTTTATAAGGCACGGTAATGGTTTATTCAACCACGAAAAAGTATTAGTATTGTTTGGTGAAGGTCAAAATGGTAAATCTGTTCTGAGAGATATTTTAGAAAATATTGTAGGAAATGAAAATCTATCATCGTTCAATGTAGCCGACTTAACTGGAGAAGGAGATAAACAATACAATCGATATGCAGTGATTGGTAAGCTATTAAATATTGGCACAGAAATGGGAGCTATTGGCTCATCGTCAATATTCAAGACAATGGCTAGTGGGGAGCCGATACACGCAAGGGCACCGTATGAGAAGTCGATAACAACAACCAATTATCCTAAATTGATATTTGCTTGTAATTCACTACCGAAAGCCAAAGATGTAAGCAATGGCTTTTTCCGACGTTTTATAATTTTAAACTTCGATAAATATATAACAGAAACAGAAAGGATTCGAAATTTATCGGAGTTAATCACCTGTAGTGAATTACCTGGAGTTTTGAACTGGATATTAAAAGGCTTACAGAGATTGATCACGCAAGGGGGGTTTAGCAAATGTCGATTAGCTGATAACGCTTTAAATCAGTACTTAATAGAATCTGATACAGTATCTCATTTTATCGAACAGAACGGGTACATCACAGGTAGAGGCTTCACTCCATATGTAGAGCTTTATAATGATTATAAGGAGTTTTGTATTAGTTGGGGTTATAAACCTTATTTACCTAAAGTTCAATTTGGAACAAGATTACAAGCCAAACAGATATTCAAAAAGAAAAGTAATCGATGTTACATGTTCCAATTAGAAAAATCACCAACCAATAAATAGGGAGATACCGTGCTACATTACATTATAACTATAAGCCTAATTATACAGTTCACAGCAATAATTTACTATTTTGTTACAATAAAAAAATCAAAATATCCGACTATAAAAAAGGAGACATTATGTATAGCTTTACAAAAAAACAAATAGAAGAAGCCATAAACAAATCAAGGGGTATTGTTAGTAATATAGCAAAATCATTAAAAGTCGATTGGGGTACGGCTAGTAGTTACATCAAGAAGTACAACCTACAAAATCTATTACAAGATGAGAGAGAAAGCTTGTTGGATTTTGCAGAAAGCAAATTAATTGATAATATTGAAAGCGGCGACAATACAGCCATTATATTTTTCTTAAAAACGCAAGGTCGCAAACGTGGGTACAATGAACGTATCGAGAACATAGAGAGCACGCAGCACGATGAGCAATATGACTTTTCAAGAATGACAGAGAAAGAGCGTAAAACATTCGATAGAATTACAACCAAATGTATTATTAGGGCATAGTTAGTCAAATAAGAGATTTAAAGCCCGTAGGAGGCGTTTATAAGGCTTAAATCAAGCTCATACAGAGTAGTAAATACATAGGGTTATATTGACAGCAGTTCGCTGAAAATATAACCCTATTGTCTTATAGATATATAAAAAAAGCCTCCAAAAGCAGAGCACCATAAGAACTAACACCCAGAACGGTAAAAATGAATCCACGATAGAGAAAAATATTAGTAGTTTGTACAGCTATAAATTAATAAAATCCGACTTTGAACGATATAAAACAGAAGGTAGTTTTAAAACAAAACGGCTGCTTGATTTGAATATTACAACACTTCGCAAACTACTACAGTAAGTACTGTTCAATTATTGTATTACAAAAGACTGGACATATTTGGAGGGTGCGATTTGACGATATCGGCACAAAGACTGGACATATTTGGAGGGTATATTAATTAAGTAATTATTTAATAAGTAAGATATGTATTTTTATCAAAATACGATTTTATTTTTTTGAATATATAGAGCAGTATCAGCATATTGCAAATAACAGCACCATAAGCACCCGCAGCAATGGTATTAATATGATATTGGTATAAATACATAGATACAATATAAACATTGCTTAGAAGTAGATTATTCAATATAAACCAATCTTTACTTTTAATTTTATACCTTATTGGTACAAGTGGATATCCAGACTGTATCGGCATATTAACAGCAGTTTGCTAAAGATATAACCATATAATTTTGTATAATTGCAGCAAAAGTGTAAAAAGAGTGTAATTTTGCAAATATAGACAGATTCTATTAAGTTACTATATTATCAATTACTTACGAATAGTATTATGTTGTGGTAGTGTAAAAAGAGTGTAATTTTGTAAATCCATAAGTGTTTCATATATATATAGTTAAGTGCTGAAAGTGCAAAAATGCCCCCTTTTTATCCAAAAAGGTTTTGAAAGTTAATTTTATACCTTATTGGTACAAGTGGATATCCAGACTGTATCAGCATATTATCAAATAATAACGATTAAAGCACCCACAGCAATGATATTAATATAATATTGGTACAAATACATAGATGTAATGCGAACGTTGCTTAGAAGTCCAATTATAGATTATTCAATACAACCAATCCTATTCTTAGCAGCAACCCAGACCTTCAGCGAAGCGTATTGCAACAATGGAGCTCATAGTTAAAATATTTGTAATATATAGAATAAATATATAATCGGCACGTCGTATTGTTTTGACTGCAAAAGCATCTATTTCGTAGATAAATTTGTGTTTTTGTAGAGTTTTTGTCTTTACGGCATTATTGAAATGACTATAAACCATTGTTACTATTTAATTTAGAGGAAGTATGTTCAAAAAATTAACATTTATGAAACGTAGTTATTAATAGTCGTTAATGCTCGTATATGGTTGCTTCTTGTATTCCACTTTAATATATTTTTGTCTTTATTTGTCTTTAATGCAATAAATTTGTCTTTAATTTGTCTTTATATATGTATTGATTAATGTATGTATGGAGCAACCCAAATGGCAAAAGCAAAATCAGTTTCACTTAGAAAAAACCCACCCAAAGCAAACGGTACACAATCATTTTATCTCGAGTATTACGGAGGTTATACCAAAAAAGAAAATGGTAACACGGAGCCGATACGCAAGCGTGAGATGATAACAGGATTGTTTTTATATGCGAAGCCCAAAAATGCAATAGAGAGGAAGCACAATAAGGAGTCAGAAGCGACTGCAAAAGCTATACAATCAAAAAAGAGCATGGAAATAGCAAATAATACTTTTGGTTATGATACCGACTACTCAAATGCTGATTTTACTTTATACCTCAAAGATATGGTCAATGACTTAATAGAGCAAAAGCATAGCACAGCAAATCAATTTAGACCCTTGCTTGGGCATTACCTAAATTTTATCGGTAGTAGAAAAATATCCTTTTCTGATGTTGATGTCGATTTTTGTAATAAATTCAAATACTACCTTACTTCGCAAGTCAATTCCAGACGTGGTGGGCAGCTTAGCAGCACAATGATTAAAAGTTATTTGGTAGCATTTAAGCAATGTCTAAAAAGAGCAGTTAATGACGATATAATAACTAAAAACCCTATGGACAAAATAAAGCTGCCAAAGAATGCAGAAAAGAAAATTGTATATTTAACAGAAGCCGATATAAAAACCCTTGTTGAAAGTGAATGTAAAAACCCAGTTGTAAAGCGTGCGTTTCTGTTCTCCTGCTATACAGGATTACGGCACTCCGATATAATTTCGTTGAAATGGGGAGATATAAAAACTGAAGCGGGTATAACGAAAGTTGTAAAGAACCAGCAAAAAACCAAAGGATTAATCGGTATTAAATTAAAACAAGCTGCTATTGATTTAATGGGTACACAGGGCAAGCCAAATGAATTGGTATTTTTGGGGCTGCCCGTAACTCCAAATATCACAGTACCGTTGAAACGGTGGATTAAAACAACTACAATTAAAAAAGATATTACGTTTCATGTAGCCCGCCATACTTTCGCAACCTTGTTGATCAGCAAAGACATTTCAATATTTACAGTACAAAAAGCATTAGGACATAAAAACATTAATACTACAATGAAATATGCACATCAATTAGACAGTGTTATTGACGATGCAATAGATTTACTACCAGAATTTTAAACCTTTTTGGATAAAAAGGGGGCATTTTTGCACTTTCAGCACTTAACTATATATATATGAAACACTTATGGATTTACAAAATTACACTCTTTTTACACTCGTAAAGATTAACTCCATATATACTAATTAGTTATGGATTTACAAATTTACACTTTTTTACACTATTTTTACATTTTAACAGCAAACACAAGGTAAAACCACAGCATTAGCAAGCAGCACCCATTACAACGGTGCTAATCAAGCCCAGAACATAACATGATAATATATTCAAATGATAAACAAAAAGAGCTTACAAGCGTTTTATGTAGGTTCTTTTTTTAATGTAAAAAAATTTGGTCATGTCAGAAAAAAGTTGTATTTTTTGTATTAGATGATTGACACAATGTTAATCAAAGTTTTTTTAAATTATTATTAGAGGTTTGAAATGAAAAAGGCAGAATTAGAATTAAACAATGTAAAAATGGTAAAAGGTGTGAAAATGGTAAAAGTTTTGTTAAATGAAGATGGTTATTCGAGTTCGTGGGGTGAACTTCAAGAGTTAGGACTTATCACAATATCATCGAACGATACCATGCGAGGTATATCGGGTTTATCAAGTAAGCCAAAATGGACCGGCGAATGGACAGGTTTATGTTGGACGAACTCGTCAATATTACTTTCAGAAGAAGGATTGAAAATCTTAAAAAAATCCAGTATTAAAGATTGGGAGCTAAATTAAAAAAACAGCCCCCCGCGGGGGGCGTGATCAAAGGAAAATCAAGGTTGTTTTTTGATTATTGAGGTTTGAAATTATAATTAGAGGTTTGAAATTGAAAAAACAGAATTAAGTTAATAACTTCTCAAATTCGACCAGACATATAAAATAGTCGTTTCAAACACAAGGTAAAACCACAGCATTTAGCAAGCAGCACCCATTACAACGGTGCTAATCAAGCCCAGAACATAACATGATAATATATTCAAATGATAAACAAAAAGAGCTTACA